ACCTTCAGTGGCGGGGAAGGCACCATCACCGTTACCAACACCATCAAGAAGTCCGATACGGGCTCTGGTGGATGGTCAAATGCAACTTCAGGGCTGACCTATGAACTGAAGGCAGGAGATGACGGCAAGTTCTTCCGTGCGACCAGTCGTGCAACGGATGAAGCTGAACAGTCGCTCAACAGCAATTCATCTGTCGTTGGTCCTGTAACGACACCAGTGCCACCAACAACCATTGGTGATGTCACTGCCACAGTGAATGACCTTGAATACGACCTGGACACCGCTCCGGCGTTGACGGTGTTGATGAATGACCCAATGCCGGTTGCCGTCACAATCAGCGGTGATGCTGATGCCACCTACAAGTGGGCATCTCGCAGTGAATATCCGTTGCTGGTGAGTGAGCAGGCATCAAGCATCATCCTGACCTTGCCTCAAGCTGGTCAATGCACGGTGACTTGTGAAATCAAAGACACCAATGCTTCTGATAGCCCTAAGTCACTGATATTTAATTTCTGGGTTGTGGACGCTAAGACCTGGGCTGAATTGCAAGCCAAGGCTGAATGAAGCAGCTCTGGGAGCCACTGCCTGAACCGCTAGAACCCTTCGTCAATTTCTGTGCATACCTCATGAGGGAGCAGGGATTGGCGGAGAGCCCTACAAAACAGCAATGCGCTGTAGCGCAGTGGATGGAACATGGACCCGACCGTTCCCTGACAGTGGCCTTCTGTGGATGGGGTAAGAGTCTATTAGCGGCCTACTATTGGTTTTGGAGACTACGCCGTGACCCGAACGAAAAGATCCTAGTTGTCTCTGCAACTGCATTAAAAGCAGCGGACTTTACGGCCTTCTGTTTGAAGACAATTAGCGAGGTAGACATACTGCAGTGCCTGACACCTGGGCCTGATAACAGGTTTAGCAATATCGCATTTGATGTTGGCCCAGCGACTGTGGAGCAGTCACCCTCCATGAGGGGAATGGGGGTCCAATCTCAGACGACAGGCCAGAGATGTTCGTGTGCGGTACTAGACGATTGCGAAGTTTTAGCGAATGTTATTACGCAACTTAAGCAGGAAAGAGTTGCACACGCAGTCACAGAAATCGAGTCAATCATTAAACCTGACGAGGGTCAATTACTGCCTCGGAAGATTTTGTACCTGGGCACACCGCATACAGAGGCGTCGATCTACCTAAGGCTGGTCCGAGAGCGTGGCTACAGCAGCCGTTACTTCCCTGCTTTGTATCCCAAGGAAAGGGACTGCTACGAAACCTGGCTGGATCCACAGATCGAGAAGGAGGTCACAGAGGATCCAAGTCTTGAAGGTGAGCCAACAGATCCTGAGCGGTTCTGCCACGAGGACATCCTCAAGCGCCAATCGAGCATGACCAAATCAGCGTTTGAGCTGCAGTTCATGCTCAATACGCGGCTGGCAACCCTCGACAAGTACCCGATCAGGCTTGGTGATCTGATCGTGACCGACCTGACGGGTGATGCGTTGCCTGAAACGGTGGTCTGGTCAAACCAGCCTGATATGCGCCTCCAGGACGTTGTATGCGTCGGCATGGGGGCTGATTGTTTCTATCACCGCCCGATCTTTATCAATGGCTGGATCTCCAAGCGTGAGACCTGGAGATGCCTACTCAGTATCGATCCAGCCGGTAGAGGAGCGGATGAGCTGGCCTGGGCTGTCATTGCTGAATACGCCGGAAACCTCTACCTGCTCGAATCTGGTGGAACAACACTCGGCTATGCCGATGAGATCCTGCAGCACCTGGCCAAGGTGGCCAAGAAGTGGGATGTGTCTTACGTCGTTTCTGAATCCAACCTCGGTTCAGGCATGTTTACTCAGCTGCTCAAGCCGCACCTGATGCGTGAACATCCCTGCACCATCGAGGAGGTTCACAACAGTCAACGCAAGGAGCAACGTCTGGCTGATGTTCTTGCACCTGTCATTCAGCAGCACCGCCTGGTGGTGAATACCCGTGTGATCAAAGATGACTACCGCCTGACCGATGAAGATCCAGAACGCGGTTACCAGCGATCACTGTTCTTCCAAATGTCCAGGCTTGTGGCTGGGGAACGTGGGTGCTTGCCAGCCGACGACCGCATCGATGCGCTTGCCATCGGCGTCGCTTGGTTTGTTGAGGCCACGGCTCAAGACCAGGAACGTACGGCTAACAAACGACAGGAAGCTCTTAATGCCCAAGCCATGGAAGCGTGGATGGATGAAACGGGTGCCCACGTTGATGCCTTGGCTCTTGGCTGGAAACCTAGCCCAGCTGCTGCAGGCAAGTCTTATGGAGGCGTTACCCCTCTGACTGTTGGGGGGCGCTAATAGGTGGCTTGAACTCAATCACCTTCCCTTGAACCGAGTCGAAATTGAGTTTGCCTGCAAGTTTGCTCAATGCCGTCCCTTGCTGGGCAACGGCTTGAACATTGTTTTGCTTGAGGAGTTGCATTGCCTCAGAGCGTGCCTTGCGGTCTCCAGATCTGAGATCTTCCAGCACCTGCTCAACGACCTCTGAGTGCATTTCTGCGAGAAGTTCAGTTAGGTCAGCCACAAGTACGTTGCAGATGTAATCAGTCTGGCGTACTGGGCTGCTAGTTAAAAGCCCGATACCCTTAAAACATCTACGCCCCTGCAACCCTATGGCTCTTTTGCCTCCTATCTCCGAGGCACTGGTCAAATGGCTGGAAGAGCAGACCGCTTTTGCTCCAGCGCCTGACATGACTGACCGTGAGATCATGTATAAGGCTGGTCAGCTTTCTGTTGCTCGCCTTCTCAGGCAAAAAATGGAAGACCAGGAGCTTGACATGGTGAACATGGAATTGGAGGGCGGCTGATGTGCTCAGGCGGTAACAGTGCTCCAAGAGCAGTCATCACCATGCCGGATACATCCGCGTATGACCGGCAGTTTCAAATGCAGCAGTCACTGATCCAACAGCAGATGGACAGTGGTCGTGAAGCAATGCAGATGCAACTGCAAAGCAGCTTGCAGCGCAATCAGGACATGATGGCTCAAATCGCTGATGTGAAAAAAGAGCGAGCCGAAAGCGCTGAAGCGATTGAAGAAGAGATTGCAAGGCGTAATCGCGTTTTGCTTTCCACTGCTCAGTCGCTTGTGCCGCAACAAGGTGCTCAAGGAGTTGTGACTGGAGCCAGTCGCAATTCAGACACCAACAAGGTTGGCGGTGGTGCCAAGAAAAGCGGCAAATCTGGCTTGCGGATTGTCAAAAGCAAAGGCTCCAAAAAATCCAGTGCTGGCGCTGGTCTCAACATCACCTAGGTAATCATCATGTGTCTCGGCTACAACTCAGCTCCCAAAGCACCAGAGGTTCGCTACCAAGGACCATCTGAAGCAGACATTCGTCGCAACCAAGAGCAACTGGATACCTACCAGCAGCAAATGGCAGCACAGCAACAGCAGTTTCAATCTGCTCTGCAATCACAGATCAATCAGGCCAATGCTCAGTACGCCAACCTTGAAAGCCAGTACAAGTCTGAATTAGGTGCTGCAACCAACAAAGGCAAAGCTGCTTTATCGCAAGCATCAGCTGAAGGGTCAGCTGCTTTGTCTGCTGCAGGCGCTCAGGGACTGATTGATGCGGCTAATGCTGCAGCACCTGGGGCCAGCCAATCCGAGCCGGTTGAAACGCAAGAGACCAAGGCGATCACTGACAAGAAGAAGCCTAAGAAGTCGCTCAAGATCGGCATGAACAACATGGCTGCCGCCCTGGGCGCTGGTCTCAATATCGGAGTCTGATCATGAGTGCTTACGTCATGCAATCGGCCATTAACGCCGCTCTCGAAAGGATGGTTCGAGAGAAGGAAGAAGAGAAGCGTAGGCAGCAGGAGAGGGAGGCCCGCAATAGACAGTCCCAGCTAGATCGCCTGGCCTCTCAACGGGCATCTCTTGCTGCTCAGCAATACAACAGGATGCAAGCGCTGCAGGCTCAGCAGCAACAGTTGATGAATGAGCAGGCCGCTCGCGCTGCAAACCTCAGATTGGGTTATGAGCAGCAGTTCTCCAACTTGCAAACCACCAATCAGGCGCAACTTGCTGCGATCAATGCCAAGGCAGAAACTGATCTCTACAACCTCAAGACAACAAACAATGCAGTGACGTCTTCTCTGCAAATTCTTGGTGAAGGCACCAGAAAGCAAGCGCCAACAGCACAAACCAGCAAGCGAACTCGCAAATCGGCTGGCGCAAGAACAACACAGGCAAACCTGAGGATTGGTTCACAAGCCAATACCAGCGGCGCAAACTTCTCTATCTGACATGGCACAAGTCACAGCTCAAGCTCGTTACGAACAGCTCCGCAGCGATCGAGATTTCACGCTGGATCGCGGCCGCACTTGTGCAAGGCTGACTTTGCCGTACTTGGTTCCGTCAAATACAGAGCCAACAACAGGCAATAAGGATGTCTATCCCGTGCCGTGGAATGGCATAGGCGCACGAGGATGTCGAAATCTGGCAAGTGCTCTTCTTCTTGCATTGCTGCCCCCGACGCAGCAGTTTTTCAGGTTCTCACTGGATGAAGGCGAGCTAGCCATGAATCCCATCGGCCCTGTAGAGAAGGCAGGGCTGGAAGAAGCACTCAGCAAGATTGAGCGCATGGTGCTGCGAGAGATCGAAGCATCCAATGACCGCGTGGCGTTTAACGAGGCATTGCTGCATCTGATCGTCACCGGCAACGCCATGCTCTACATCTCAGAAGAGGGGCTGCGTTGCTACCACCTGAATCGCTACGTCTGCTCCAGGGGCCCCATGGGCAACCCTGTGGAAGCAGTCATCTGTGAAGAGCTGCCAGTCCATCTCCTGCCCGAAGCGGTACAGGAGATGCTGAAAGAAGAGGACGACAAGCTCAAGGGGATCATTGAGGATCGTTCTCCGTTGCCAGAGTTTCCCAAAGACAAGGAAACCGTCAAGGTTTACACCTACATCCAGTGGGATGACAAACAGTGCCGCTGGCACCAGGAAGTAAAAGGTCGCATTATTCCGGCAACTGAAGGCAAATCACCAAAAGAACTATCGCCATTTCTGCCCCTCAGGATGGAAGTGGTTGATGGTCAGCCCTACGGAATCTCTTATGTAGAGAGCGCAGCCCTTGCTGATCTACAGACTGTCGAAGCTTTATGCCAAGCCATCGCTGAGGGAAGCCTGGCAAGTAGCAAGGTGCTGTTTTTGGTCAAGCCGTCAGGCGTTACTAAGGCTGCTGATCTTGCTCGCGCTGCGAATGGGTCGTTCGTCACGGGTGATCCAAACGATGTTTTGGCGTTACAGGTGCAAAAGAGCACTGATCTTGCAGTTGCGATGCAAGGAAAACAGCAGATCGAGGCTCGCTTATCTCAATCATTTATGCTCGCAGACGTAAGGGACTCTGAGCGCACCACAGCCGAAGAGGTCCGCTTACAGGCCGCCGCCGTCGAGCGTTCCCTCGGGTCGGTTTACGCCCTGTTGACGCAGGAATTTCAGATTCCTTATGTCGCCAAGAAACTCGACATTTTGCAGCGTCAAGGCAAGGTGCCTAAGGACGTTATGGATCCAAGGCTGGTCAAGCCGATCATGACCGTTGGCTTGGCTGCTGTCGGTCGCGGCAACGACCTGGAGCAGCTTGTTCGGTTTGTCACCACGCTTGGCCAGACGATGGGCCCTGAAGCTCTTGCTCAATACGTCAATCCAACTGAATTGATCTCACGCCTGGCTTACAGCATGGGCATCGACACGTTGGGCCTTGTCCGCAGCCCTGACGAATTAGCGGCTGAGCAGGAACAACAACAACAGCTGGCAATGGCACAGCAGGCCATGCAATCAGCGGCGGCTGATCCACAAAAACTCGCTAATGCAGCTGCAATTACACAAGAAATGCAGCAACCTGTAGATGCTCAACCACCTAATCAATGACTGATTCAACCGGACCAGTAATCACAACGCCTGATGCAAGCGTTGAGGGAATGGTCGCACCTGGCCAGGAACACATCCTTGAAGAGTTCATTCAGGAGCAGGAGCAAGCCCAGGCCGAAGCCCAGGAGCCAGAGAAGCTGCTTGGCAAATTCAACTCCACTGAGGACTTGGCCGCGGCCTACCAAGAGCTGGAAAGAAAACTGGGCCAGGCCAAAGCTGATCCTGAACCCAGTAAAGAACAATCCCCTCCAGAAGAGTACACAGCAGAAGCTGTTGCGGGAATGTATGGAGCGGACAAAGTTGAAGCCCTTAGAGAGAGGGGCATTGATATGGTCGAGCTGACCAGACAGGCAGACGCTGGTGAGGACATTTCCGAGCACTACGACGCTTTGGCCGAGACCTACAACGTCTCTCGCGAAATGGTGGATGTCTACGTTCGGAACGCCACTAACCAAACACAAAGCCAGCCTCAAACTCAGCCTCTGACAGCAGCTGAAGGCCTTGCAATCAAGGAGCAGTTTGGCGGTGAGGCAGGGTTCCAACAGCTAGCTCAGTGGGCTGAGCAGAACCTTTCCCAGCAGGAGCTGGACAGCTACAACGCTGTGGCCAATGGCAACGACAAGAACGCCATTGTCTGGGCTCTTAAGGCCATTGAAGCCCGCCGTTCGGCTCCCGATTCTGTTGTGCAACCCAAGCTGATTGGTGGCTCTGCCCCTTCCCAGCCCACAGGGTTCCAGTCTGAACAGCAGGTGCTGGATGCCATGAACAAGAAGAACGAACGCGGTCAGCGTCTTTATGACGTAGACAGCGCTTATCGAGATCAAGTGGTTAAAGCTCTTGCTGAAAGTAATGTCTTCTGATTAAACTCTGAGGACAACCCATAACCGTTGGGCCTCTTAAGGGAGATAACCCAAATCAGGAATGGCTTGGTCGGACAAACAAACCTTCCATTCCTGAGACAAACTCATGACAACGCCTCCTGATGTCGCGCTATCGCGGCTTGGCCAGATTAAAGGCAGTGGCGCTACCTGGGGCCCCGGTGCAACCGGCCTAGACGCAGACCGAGCTTTGATGCTGAAGCTTGGAAGCGCTGAAATTCTTGATGCCTTTCTCACCTCATGTGTCTTCAAGGGTAAAACCCGAGAGCGAAACATTAGAGGAGGAAAATCTGTAGCGTTCCCAATTTTAGGCAAGCAAAGTGCAAGGTATCACCAGCCTGGCACTCCTATTTTGGGAGAAGGAAATGCACCCTCCGATATCAACGAGCGGGTCATTTCGCTAGACGCCCTTATGATTGCCGATAAGGCAATTTACAACACCGATGAGTTAATGACGTACTTCGATGTACGTCAAGATTACACTCGACAATTGGGGCAAAGTTTAGCAGTCGAGTGGGATAAAAGAGTCGCGCGTATGATATACGCAGCGGCCACAAATACCACTGAGCCACTTAATAAGGATGGCGGCAATCCTCCTAAGGGCCCTACAGACAACACCGGCAGAATTGGCTCGGTTGTTACTCTCCCAGCTGGCTACGGCTCTGCTGCTACTAAGCAGGCTAAAGGTGATTTTCTCGTTGATGCGATTACGGACGCCCGTATCGCACTTGAGAAGAAAGATGTTGGAATCGAGGGCATGTACGCTGTATGTACCCCCGAAGCATTTTTCGAAATTACTTCAAGTAGCAGGAGTATAAATGCTGACTTCAATGGAGCTAGCGGTGGCAATGGCACCATTGCGAATGGCGTAACTGCACAAGTAATGGGCATCCCTCTGTATATGTCCAACCACGTTGAGCAGCCCGCATACTCATTGGTTGCGGGCGATTACAACGCCGATTACGCTCAAGATCTTTCAAAATGTAAGATCCTTGTTTTCCATCGGGAAGCAGTTGGCGTTCTCACCTTGCTCCAGCCTTCATTGCAACTTACTGGCCCAGAATTTCGGGTTCAGTTCCAGTCCGATTTAATGGTCGCGAGACAAGCAATTGGGATGGGAGTTCTCCGCGCTGAGTGTGCAGTTGCGATTGAAACCTCATGAGTTAAGGTCAACTCAAGCGAAACTGTGGCCAGGGGAGACCCTGGCCTTTTTTTGCCCCTAGGTCAGAATGAGGGCAACACCCCTGTAGCCATCTATGCCTTACTACTTGCAGGGCCAGCAACCAGCCAAGACAACGATCCTGGAGGCCGTCAACGTACTGCTGACCAACATTGGCGAGCAGCCGGTCGATAAC